ATTACTGGTCTTAGTATGAAGGGTAATGAGGTCATTGGGGAAGCTGAGATTCTTAACACTCCTGCTGGTAAAGTTGCGCAAGCTCTTATTGATGGTGGTGTAAAGATTGGTATTTCTTCAAGGGGTATGGGTACTGTGACTGAAGAATTAGATGGTAAGAGATATGTCAACGAAGACTTTAAGTTAATTACTTGGGATATAGTAGCAGACCCTTCAACCAGAGGTGCGTTCCCTGGTCTTACTGAGTCTACTCAGATCCAAGAGATTATTGATACAGTATACCCAGAAGCTCAAAAGGTTAAGAACTTTACTACTCTTCTTAAGGAGGAGTTAGTGGTTGAGACTAAAAAAATCGGAACGACCGTAGATGCACTAGCTCGACGGCATAGGGTGAAGATGAATAAGGATGCTTTGGCTGCTCAGAAGGACAGGGAAGGGGTGCATCCATTCTACGACGAGGGTGGTTGGGAGCGCAGGATTGATCGAGATCCTCATGGATTGGCTAAAAGAGCAAGAAGAGGGGGGGCTGCGGATTATCACGGCGAGAACCTAGTCTGGAGGAAGCGAGACGCGATAGAAAGGCTGGAGAGAATGCAGCGAATGCAATCTAGAAGATCCTCTCAAAACTCTTCCACTCAATTCGTTAACTTTATGAGAGATAAGTTGAATGAAAAAACTAGGTGGCAGAAGGAGGCTGAAAAAAGGGCAAAGCCGAGTGGCTCTGGGAGAGTAGCAACATTTCAAACTATGTCGGGGTCTCGTCGTGGAAGTAAGCACGGGATGATTCCTGACCTAACACCCGCACAAGTTAGAAGTTATAAAGCAGCATCTACTCCAGGTGGTTTGGGGAAAAAAGCTGCTGCTGCCGCTGATGCTGGGTCAAAATCACCAGCGATATTAAGAACTCTAAAGAGGCCACTTAGGAGAGATGCTAAGGCTATCCTAAGTCTTCGTACTGCTAGAGCCACATTAAGAAGAGGAAAAGATTCTACGGAAGCTTTTCCCATTGCCCATAAGGGTGGGGAGAATAGAAATCGTTTATCTAGAGGAATGCCTGTTCTTAAAAGAGTTGAGGATAAATTAAAGAGCGGGAAATATCGGGGATAAAGAACTATAAAGAACACACGCTGCTGGTAGTGACTTTAGGAAGAACAAAAAATAATAAAAAACACCTCTAGTAATATGGGGTGCATACATATAAACAGATAGGAGAATTAATTATGTCAGACAAAGTAAAAGATATTGCAGACTTACTGCCAGAAGGAATGAGTGAGGAGCTTATTTCGGAGATTGGTAAGGTTATGCAAGATATTATTTCCGAAAGATTGGATGAAGAGATGGATATGCTTACTAATAAAGTTCATGCATTCCTTCGTCATCAAATGGACACTATCCAAGAGGCTGCTCTTGAAGAGCTTTCTGAGTCCCATGAGATTTATCGTGACGCTCAAGCCCTTAAGGATATTAAGAGTGTCCTTGCATTTGAAATAGATCGTGAAGATCTGAATCCTGTAGTGTCTAAAGTTAATGAGGATATTCAAAAAGTAGAGAAGGATAACGAAGTTCTTGCTTATGAATTATCTGAAGCTATTAAAGAAAATAATAGACTAGATAGACTTATGAACAACTACGAAGATAAAATAGAAGTTCTTACCGAACAAAATAGTACACTTCAAGATTCCGTGGTGAATCTTGAAGAAGAAGTTAATAGTGATTTCGAGTCCACCGAGAAAGCTATTATTATTTCCGAAAATGTGGACGCTCCAACAACGGACCAACGACCTATAAATACACTAGGCAATCCGTTCTTAACCGAAGAGGTTATGGCTTTCATGCCTGACTCTAAAAACTAACTGATACGGATTTTATATTATGATTAATGATGAAATTATGGAACCAGGCGCAGACAATGCTGTTTTAGCAAAGTGGGCTCCTGTTCTTGAAGACATTGAAGATTCTTATGTTCAGAGAGTTACGGCACAACTTCTGGAAAACCAAGCCAAGTCTATCATGACCGAAAGACTTGACGAGGCTGAAACTACTACTCAGTCTATGGGCACTTTCCAGAAATTCGCTTTTCCTCTCGTTCGACGGGTGTTCCCCGAACTGCTTGCCAACAAGATTTGTGGCGTTCAGCCCATGAGCGGCCCTGTTTCCCAGGTGTTCTACCTTGGGTCCGACAGAAATGCTAATGGTGCCCAAGAGCGCACCCTTTACAGCAAGTACAACCTTACTTGGGGTGGTCTTGAGACTTCTGAAATTGGTGGACTTGGTACTTCTATTGATACTGGTACTACTTATGACCTTTCTGATATGAATCTTGGTGCTGGTGAGCCTGGAAACGCTTCTGCTACCTATGGTGGCGAGATTGCTGATTTCCCAGCCAACACTGAGTCTAGATCTACATGGGGATTCTCCATGAGTGCTGGCGAACTTCTTACTGGTACTGGAATTCCTGATATGACCTTCCACATCGAGCAACAGCCTGTTGTTGCTAGAACCCGTAAGATGAGAGCCCTTTGGACTCTTGAGGCTTCTCAAGACCTTAAGGCTTATCACAACCTTGATTTAGAGCGCGAACTTACGGATCTTCTTAGTTCTGAGCTTCGTCTTGAGATTGATCGTGAACTTATTGAAGACATTCGTATGATTGCATATGATGTTACTAGCACTGTTGGTCCTTTCAACAGACAGAACCTTGATTGGGGTGGAAGTAATAATTTTTCCAGTGCTGGTACGGACGATTCACGATTTGGCGATTTCCAAAATAACCCTGCTAGTCTTCCTACTAACCCTAGAGGTAGTAGAACTAATGTGTTCCTTATGGATTGGACCTCTTCGGCTCTGAACTTTGCTCCTCGTCATGTTGGCGACACTTATGCTAACCTGCTTGCTCTGATTAACATTGCTTCGCAGGATATTTATAAGTCTACTCAGCGTGGTGCTGGTAACTGGCTTCTTTGCGCTCCTGTGGTTGCATCTCTTCTTGAGTCTTCTGCTAGACTTCAGGGGGGTATTGATCGTGTTGATGGTCCTACTAACATGAGCAAGAACAACATTTCGTATGTTGGTAAGTTCATGGGTCGTTATGATCTTTATGTTGATCCTCTGTATCCTGAAGATGAGATCATGATGGGGTATAAAGGTAGCAGTCCTATGGATGCTGGCTATATATACGCTCCATATATTCCTCTCCAAGGTCTGCCGAAGGTCATTGATCCTCAGACTTTCCAGCCTCGTAAGGGTCTGATTACTCGGTACGGCAAAGCTGCTATTACGCCAGAAGCTAGATTCTATCGTATTATTAGATTCGCTGGCCCAGGTGGGTTACTCGGTGGATGGACCGAAAATGCCACTAACTTGGGCAGCGGTAATGTCTAAGTCTAACTAGACACTACAGTTTTAGATAACATAGAGTGAGGACTAAAAAAAGTCCTCACTCTATTTTTCTTTTAGGGCTATATAAAGTAGGAAATGTATACATATAAAAGCACATGTAGGTTTAAAATGCTTCTCTACATAGGATCAGATATACTAGAGGTAAGACCTCAACAGATATTTGAATCCGATGTGGAGTTAGATTATCCAAATATTAAACTAATTAATGAAAAACTTAAACCCACTAAGAAAAAACATACTAAAAAATCGTCTAAAGGAAAATTAAATAATGGCAACGATAGGTAATCCAATAATCACCACTTGGGGGCAGTCAGGGGTCGTTGATCCAATATCTAATAATATATTAGATAACAAACCTTTAGGTTATATTAATCCAGATACATTAAATAAAACTACTGAATCAGATGCTGTAGAATTTAATCCTTTTGAGGAACAAATAAATAGTTTTGTATTAGCTAGGATGGGTCATCCTATTGTCAGGGTGGAGCTTACCCCCTACCAAGTTAAAACTTGTATTGATGAGTCTGTAACTCTTTTAGATTATCATACTCCTTATTGGGCTACACAGTTTGCCGTCTTTGATGGTTCCGCTGGTGTGAATTTATACACTATGCCCCCATGGGTTCTGAATAACTTAGTTAATGTTGTATACAAGAAATCTTTGTTAAGCATTCAAGCACAGGCAGGTACACTAGAATTTGACTTCTTTATTAAATATTTCCAGGATAATTATCTCTTTAATAACTTTAGTATTGGGGATTACTATCTTCTTCAAGCTAATATGGAGATGACTAGAAAGATATTAGGGCAAGATGGATCATGGGATATAATTAATAATCAGTATATACAACTTACTCCTCCCCCTACGACAACTCCAGAGCCTATTATCTTACAATATAGGCATTTAGATACAAATACTATGCCACCATCGTACCTAAACTGGGTACAAAAATATACTTTAGCTTGTGCTAAAATATTACTAGGTGAGATACGAAGTAAATACTCTTTAATTCCCAGTCCTGCTGGTGGTACTCAGATGAATGGTGCTGCCCTAATAGGAGAGGGGGAGAAGGAGAAAGAGGCTCTTAAAATAGAGCTTATGAAGGAGATTGAAGAACCACCGAGATTTAGTACATACTAATGGCTAAAAATAAAAAATATACAGTAACTACTCCAATGCCCCCCCTTCCTGAGTTATTGTGGGGGACAAAGCTTAGTTTATTTGATCAAACTAATAATGATATTAATTTATTTAACTTGGTTGATGATGAAATCATAAGACTGGGAGGCTCTGAACTATTTTATTATAAATTTAGACGCTCAGAAGATTTCGATGATGTATATTTAGAGAGTCGTAGTAAGGTTATAGATTCAGAACCCTTACTGGTTCACGGACATTATGATCCGACTGTGTTGGAAGAATCCTTAAGTGAGTTTGGTTTGGAATTAACTAATGATCAAATCTTTATCTTTAATAAGTCTTATATTACACAGTCGTTACATAGAATACCTATTGCTGGGGACATAATTGAGCCTAAATTTCAGAACCAAAAGTATGAAGTGTTTGAAGTTCAAGAAGATAGTTTTGAACTCTATGGGGTTTACCACATGGCTTGCTCTGCCAGACTCCTTCGTGATACTGAAGAAATCCATAATGAGGATGTACCAGAGCGCAGTAATGATCTTGGGGGGTATCTGAACCTTGACAGCTAGAGAAGATGTATATACAGGTAAGACTATAGCAGAAGTGCTATCAGAGACTACTGAATACGCTGGTACTACCCCATCCATAGTGGGTAGATCTGCCTATGAGAAATTTAAAAGTTTCGCTTTAGAGGCTACCAGCAATTCTACGCTATCTCCTATAGTGTATAAAGAGTTATTAAGAGCTATGCTAGTGACTTTTGGTAATCTCTCCTATGTTGATGGGGAAAATAAGTTACAGAGGGTTAAATCTATTCATGCTGCGCCAGAAAGGACGATAGCTAAATACTTCCAGGAAAACAATATTATCCTACCTGTGATAACTATACAGCAAGATAGCGTCAAAGATGATACTACCAAAAGAAGATACGATAATATCCTAATCCAAAGATCTGTATGGAATGATGATATACAGAGAGCGGAAAGAGTTATAAGTGTGGCTGATGTTCCAGTTACCATACAGTATAACATGAATTTGTGGTGTAAATACATGGAAGATCTAGATCAAATATCGCAATCCATAAGGGTCAGATTCAATCCTGGTGTATTGTTGAAGACTTCTATTAGTAACTCAATTAAAGCTTTTTTAGTATCGGAATCCCATAAAGGTGGATCTACCGCCCCAGATAGAGAGGATAGGCTTCTTCGTAAAAGCTTTCTGGTGGAGATAGAGACTTATCTACCTAGCCCACAGTTCAAGATTACTTCTACTGGTAGAATTGAAAAAGTAGTCTCTGAACTATGGGTTTCTTGAAAAAATAATTGGTGTTGTAGTATGGTGTACCGATAAATAGATATAGGAGAATATTATGAAAGTAATTAAAAATGATTCTTTTACTGGCATGGAAATAACTATTGCCACCCCTAAAGGACCAAAGACGATGTGGTTAACGCCCAGAGAACAGGTGGTTGTACCTCCTTCGGCCATAACTAATACTGTTAGAAATCTTGCGTCTAAAAGAATATTAAAAATTACTAATGCATAAGGAAATAAACAATGGCTAATTTTGTAAGTCCTGGCGTATATGTTATTGAGAAGGATAATAGTGATTATCCCGTCTCTATCAACCCCTCTGTTGTAGGTATAGTAGGTTTTGCTAATCAAGGCCCAGTTAATAAAGCTACCTTAATAACCTCACAAGAAGGACTATTCCAAATGTTTGGTAATCCTACTGAGACTATTACTGGTCAGGGGCTGGAAGGATCTGTGGAGATTCT